GCAGAAGAAGTACGTTACATGGCTCAAGAACTTGAATCAGCACTGGGCGGTGTCTACGCTATGCTATCTCAGGAGTTCCAACTCCCTCTCATTACCCTGCTCTTGCACCGTATGGAAGGAAGTGGTAAAATGCCTAAGATGCCAAAGGGGATGGTGAAGCCCACTATCGTCACTGGTATTGAAGCGCTTGGTAGAGGACAAGAACTGAATAAACTGGCGATGTTCTTACAACACATTCAACCACTAGGTCCAGAAGTTATCGGATCACAACTCAACGTAAATGACTACATTGCACGACTAGGCGCATCCCTTGGCATTGACATGGGAGGTCTGGTAAAATCTCAGGAGCAGTTAATGCAAGAAGCACAAGCGGCACAGGCTCAACAACAACAGATGATGGCGCAACAGCAGATGGGTGACATGGCTACTAAAGCTACCCCACAGATTGCACAAGCCGCTATCGATAACCCAGAGATGGCGCAAGAAGTCATTGAACAAATGCAAGAATAACTAGCTGTAGGAGGCTATATGAGTACAGAAGCAACAAACACTTTTGAAGAACAAACTGAAAGCCAAGACCACATTGATACAATGTTGGCAAAAGCAGATGCCCTAGAGAATGCAGGGCAAGAGCGACCTGAATGGTTGCCAGAGAAGTTTAGCAGTGCAGAAGAGATGGCACTTTCGTACCGTGAATTAGAACGGAAACTTTCCTCTGGTGACTCCCCTAATAATCCCGACAAGGATGAGGCCCAAGAGGGGGTTGATGACCCCGCCCCCGTCAATGAAGAGGCCAGTGATGTAGAGCAGTACTTAGATGGTAAAGGTATCGACTTTGAATCACTACAGGACACTTATGCAGAGACAGGTGCTATTACAGAAACAGATTACGCAAACCTAGAACAAGCAGGACTCCCTAAGAGTGTTGTTGATGCTTGGATTGCGGGACAAGAAGCAGTGGCAGAACAGAATGTAAATTCTATTATGGACACTGTGGGCGGCAGAGATGCGTACAATGATATGACATCTTGGGCGGCAGATAACCTATCAGAGATGGAGATCGCTTCGTTTAACAAGGCGATTGACTCTGGTGATAGAGACATACAGATCATGGCGATAGAAGGTATCCAGAACAAGTATCACGCTGTAGAAGGGCGACAACCTAACCTTATGCAAGGTCAGGCCGCACCTCAAACAGGCGGTGGTTTTGCATCAGTGGCTGAACTCACTGCGGCAATGTCCGACCCTCGATACGGTAAAGATACCGCATACCGCCAAGAAGTTGCGGCTCGTTTAGCGAAAAGCAACATCTTATAGTCTCCTAACCCTTATAGCCCTCCTCGTGAGGGCTTTTTTATAACTATCGAAAAGTACGACTACTGACTAATTACCTTTTACCCTCTACGGAGGACAATTTGAGAGAACGGGAACGTGGTTAACGCTGATTAGAGAGTAAAAACTTTAATTAACTTAACTATATAACCAAAGGTAAAATAAAATGGCATTTCCATTAGATCAAACTGTCTCACGTTTGGGACAACAAAACGCAACAGGTGACGCACGAGCGTTATTCCTGAAATTATACGCAGGTGAAGTACTGACCGCTTTTGAAGAGAAGAACATCTTCATGGGTCTACACCGTACCCGCACAATCAGCAACGGTAAGAGCGCACAGTTCCCTTTAACTGGCAACGCAACTGCTAAGTACCACACAGCAGGTCAGCTAATTGAAGGCGATGCAATCAAGGCAGGAGAGCGCACTGTAACTGTAGACGATCTTCTGATCTCTGCACAGTTCATCTCCAATGTTGATGAAGCAATGAACCACTACGATGTACGTTCTATNNTATCTACTCTAAAGAAGCAGGTAACGCACTCGCTAACACTTGCGACAAGAACGTAGCACGAGTAATTGCTAAAGCCGCAGGTATCAACAACGCTACTGAAGCCGCTACTGCATTCGGTGCATCTTTCGATGATGAAGTCTACACTAACAATGTTACCATCGGTGCGGCATCAGGCGATGCTGTTGTAGGCGGTAAGATTGCAACTGCTATCTATGCGGCTCTTGAAGAGTTCGATAAGAAAGACATAACTGGTGAGAAGGTATGTGTACTTCCACCTGAACAGTACTACGCTTTGTTTGGTGCAGATTCAAGTGTTAACAATCTTGCATACATGAACAAAGATGTTGGTGGTTCTGGTAGCCTATCCACAGGAGCCGCACCAACAATCGGTGGTGTTAAGATTCTGATGTCTAACCACATCCCAACCACTGACGAGTCTGGTACTGCTAACCCACCCGCAGGTACTACCAACACTGGTTCGTACAACGCTGACTACTCAGCCCTGCGTGGTCTAATCTTCACTCAAGATGCCGCCGCAACTGTTAAGTTGCTTGATCTTGGTGTTGAGTCTGAATATCAGATCGACCGTCAAGGTACTCTGATGGTTTCTAAGTACGCAATGGGACACAATGTACTACGTCCTGCTTGTGCTATTCAGTTACTGTCTGCATAACCACTCTAGGGGGGAACTTCGGTTCCCTCCTTTTTTTCATTTGGAGATATTATGACCCCCTTAACCGAACTAGAAGCTGTTAACATTATGTTGTCAGCGATAGGTGAAACGCCTGTCAACTCGCTTACATCAGGCTTAGTTGAAGCTGAACTAGCGGAAACCATCCTTGGGCAAGTAAGCCGATCAGTACAGACACAGGGGTGGAGTTTTAACAGAGATATTGGAGTAGAGTTATCAGCAAACACTAACGGTGAAGTGCCGTTACCTAATAACGTACTCAGTGCTGATAGTATTAATGTATACAACAGCAGAAACCTTATACAACGAGGACAGAAGTTCTGGGACAGAAAAGAACTGACCTACATTATCAATGAGTCTGTTAAAGCTGACTTAGTGTATGAACTAACATTCACAGACCTCCCTCCCATTGCACGGTCTTACATTACAGTAAGAGCCGCACGAATATTCCAAGACCGTATTGTAGG